AGTTCCCGACTATAGATACTTATGACGGGAAGTGCTGGAAATACATACCTAAAAATACAGGTCGTGATATATTGTTTTGGAATGTTGGCGCAGAACCAGTACTTCAAGACGAGACACTTTACGAAAGAATTGATAGCTACAGAGATTGGCCAAAGAATGCAAACAACTAAATACTATGAAGAATTTAAACGTTACTATAAACTTGCTGAAGATCAGCAAGCAAAGACTAACTTAGGTTGGCAAGACTATGAAGGATCTACTACAGATGATTTGATGAATAACATTCAGCTTTATGATGTAGTTGAACGAAAGCTTGCAGGATTTTCACAAATTGTTAATGATGCGTTTTACGGAAAGTCGGATGAACATCCTTACTACGATAAAATTCAAGCTGGTCATGCAGCAAATCAACGTAAGTACATGATCGAGAAATGGGATGGCCGGAGAGAAGTATACGGACTTCGCGAATGGTTATATGTATTTCTCGTGCACCGAATTACAGGATCTGCAATCAACTATGGTACAATACCTTCGGGTTATCATAATACAATTCTCTTTGACCTATATCAATATGACACTGTAGACGAGATGGCAAAGATCATTCCCCATTATCGTAAGACATTTTATACATCAATTGGTTATCAGTTTCCTAAGTTTCCTAAACCTCCAGAAGGATATAAACGAGGCGGAGATTACTATCTTTCTACTTATGCACCACGACTTGTAAACGAAATGGCAACATGGTTAGAGTCTGGCGGTAAACGAGACTTTCGTGAAATGGGAGACTGGATGTTTGCATGGAATGAAGCAAACGGGTTGTGCCGATACAAATTCCAATATGCAGCCTTTCTTGCCGATATTGCAGATTGGTTTCCCGAGTTTGTAAATAAAGAATCTCTATTTTACTATGGCACAAATGCTGTCGAATGTATATCGTATTTAACCGAAGGTAAAAAGAAAGATCAGAAAACACTCGATGCGGTTATGCACATGGTATATGAAGATCTCGGTTCTGTGCCATATAATGCTGAAGATGTATGTTGTGACTTTATTCGATGGGTAGAAAACTATATTCGTCCTGGAGCACATTACGATAGCGTCGATCGAGATACTGTATGGTCTTCATGCACTATTAAAGATCATCCAGCTGGTCGTCAGAAAGCAATGTTAGATTTAGGTTTAGTTGAATCATTTAATACACTGAATTATCATCCATCAGATTTAAAAGTACTGGATGCAAATAATTTAACAATACCTGAATATAAAAAAATGGTAAATAATGATGTACATTCAGCCGCGTTAGTAGTATAATAGTACTCATAAAATTAAGGATAATTATGTCTCTATTAGATAAATTAAAGAAAAACTCAAAGGTAAAAGGTACTGAAGTTCTCAGTAAATCTAGCCTTTATTCAGAAAAAGACGTTGTGTCTACTTCTGTTCCAATGGTCAATGTTGCATTATCTGGTTCTGTAGATGGTGGTTTAACATCTGGTCTAACGGTTCTTGCAGGTCCGTCAAAGCACTTTAAGACTTCGTTTGGTCTTCTTATGGCTTCTGCATATCTTAAACAGCATGATGATGCTGTGCTCTTATTCTATGATACAGAGTTTGGTTCACCTCAAGCATATTTCGAATCTTTCGGAATTAATGCTGATCAAGTACTCCATACGCCTGTAACAAATATCGAAGAACTTAAGTTTGATATTGTAAATCAGTTAGATGCAATCGAACGTGGTGATAAAGTAATTATTATGATCGATTCTATTGGCAATATTGCTTCAAAGAAAGAAGTCGAAGATGCAATCAATGAAAAATCTGTTGCTGATATGACTCGAGCTAAAGCACTCAAAGGATTATTTAGAATGATTACTCCGCATTTGACGCTTAAAAATATTTCGTGTCTTGCTATTAATCACATCTATATGACACAAGAAATGTTTTCAAAACCAGTCGTTTCAGGTGGTACGGGTGTAATGTATTCAGCAGATAATGTATGGATTATTGGTCGACAACAAGAAAAAGATGGTACCGAGGTTAAAGGTTACAACTTTATTATCAATGTCGAAAAGTCTCGCTTCGTAAAAGAAAAGTCTAAGATTCCTATCTCAGTTACTTGGGAGGGCGGTATAGAAAAGTGGTCAGGTTTGACTGAAGTTGCTTTGCAACTTGGCTATGTGAAAAAGCCGAAAGTCGGTTGGTTCCATGGTTTTGATCCTGCTACTGAGAAAGAACTTACCGGTAACAAACGTATGAAAGATACTCTTACTGCAGAGTTTTGGGGCGAGATCTTTACAAAAACTGATTTTGCTGAAGCTGTAAAGAATCATTATTCTGTCGGTCATCGATCAATGTTAGAAACAACAAATGAAGAAACGGAGCAATTATAATGACTATAGCACTATACATAATCGCAGGAGTTTTGTTACTAAAATTACTAATAGCAGTTTTTGGTTTTCTTTACCGATTCTATCAGGCTTATTATATACTAAGTCTTAAAGGTAAAAAATAGGAGTTATATAATGAAACTGAAGATGAGTGATAGCGTATTTGAATACGTAGAAAACGAAACTGCAGAAACAGCAGATCTTTATTCTTTTAGAATACGTAAAGGTAGATTTAAAAACGTAATTTTCACTTATGGCAAAGTTCGGTTTTTTGAAGATAAAGAAACAGATCAGCTTAAGTTTAATTTTAATTACACTATAAATCAAGGCAACAGCCGATACAAAAAAGATGAACTACAAAAAATGGAAAAATTTAAAAAGTTCATCAGCGAAATTTTAACATATATATTGGAGCAACAATTAACGAATGCAGATATCCCGACTGATCCTCAAGAAAGTATGTAATGATGAGCAATTCGCGCGTAAAGCACTTCCTTTTATTAAGCCTGACTACTTTGAAGGCGCTGAGCGGATTGCTTATGACTTTGTTCTTGATTTTATTACAAAGTATAACGCACTTCCGTCCAAGAGTTCACTTCAAATAGAGTTTACTAGTTCGACTAAAAATGTCGAAGCAAACCAAGAAGTCGTTAATGTAATTAATGACGCAATTGTAGATGAACAAATTGACGATAAGTGGCTAATCGAAAATACCGAAAAGTGGTGTAAAGACCGAGCGTTATTTCTTGGCATCATGAAGTCTATTAGTATCATTGATGGTAAAGAGCAAGAACTCGATCAAGGTGCAATACCTGACATCCTTACAAAAGCTTTGCAGGTTTCATTTGACCGTAACGTAGGTCACGATTACATTGAAGATTCTGACAACCGGTTTGATTACTATCATCGTACAGAAGATAAAATGCCCTTTGATTTACAGATGATGAATACAATTACAAATGGCGGTATCACTAGTAAAACCCTGAATATTATTCTGGCTGGTACTGGTGTTGGTAAGTCTCTTGCGATGTGTCACTTTGCGGCTGCCGCACTTGAGCAAGGTAAGAACGTACTTTATATTACTTTGGAAATGGCTGAAGAACGTATCGCTGAACGTATCGATGCAAACTTAATGGATGTTGATATTCAAAACTTAAACACACTATCTAAGACTCAGTTCGATAGTGCAATTGATAAGATCAAAGGCAAGACACGTGGCCGGCTTGTTGTCAAAGAATATCCGACTGCATCTGCTCATAGTGGTCACTTCCGTGCTTTACTTAACGAACTAGAGTTAAAAAAAGACCTTAAGCCTGACGTAGTGTTTATTGACTACTTAAATATCTGTGCATCATCTCGTATTAAAGGTCTCGGTGGTTCAGTGAATACCTATCACATGGTCAAAGCAATTGCAGAAGAAGTTCGTGGTCTTGCGATTGAGTTTAACGTTCCGATCTGGTCAGCAACTCAGGTAACTCGTGGCGGATTTAACTCTTCTGATGTTGAGCTTACAGATACATCCGAATCATTTGGCTTACCAGCTACTGCTGACTTAATGCTTGCAATGATTTCTACAGAGCAGCTCGAGGGCATGAATCAAGTTATGTTTAAACAGTTGAAAAATCGGTACAATGATCCGACACAAAACAGACGATTTGTTGTTGGTATTGATCGACCAAAGATGAGACTTTATGATTTAGACGATGGCGCTCAAGACGATATTATACCTGACATTCACGAATATACGATAGGCGAATCAGCGGCCAAACAAGATTTTAGTACATTTACAGTATAGGAGAACATATGTTTATAGAAGTATACAGTATTCCAGTGAAAGATTGGAATGAACCAACGGAAAAACTAAAAACACCTGAAAATAGAAGATTGATTTCTATTGAAGGAATAAATGTTAAGTATTCCTCAAAGTCACCTAATCGAGCAGAGATTAGATTGCCTTGCGGAAAAGAACTTACTGTCGTCGGATCTTACGATGACATAGTCGAGAGAATTATTAATCTCGGGCAAACATCACATATAATGAAAAGACTAGGAGATACATATGAATAAATCAACTGTATTTTTTTATGCCTCATTGGCATCAGTTGTTATTTCAATAGCCATTTGGTCTGGTTATTGGCCAGGGGTTGAAGAAGGCCTAACTAAGATCAACGGAATTTTTGTTGGACTTTGGGCGCCAACGCTAATGGCTTTATCTAATAGGTACAAGTAATTGTATCCTAGTTCCGAGTGCAAACGAGGAACGCTACCCGCTGTGGGGATCAGCGTGATCACTCCCCATTTTTTATGTTTAAATTAATTCACATTTATTGGTATTAACCACCAGCAAATACGTTCGGCGATCCTTGAGCTACCGCTGTACAACCTGATATTGCGTCACCAACTCTTCCGCAACCCTTACCATTAACAAATACTTTTCTAGATCCAGTTGTTATTGCTCCGGTATGCTGAGTACATATTGGATGAACAACGGATGGAGCTCCAGGATTATGCGGTGGTGCAAAGTGAGGTGTATTAGTATCACCTTGCCTAGATACCGGGATTCCGTTAGCGAAAACATTTCCGCTTCCTGCGGCTCTTACTGTTGGTGTACAATGTGTAATATCGGCATCTCCGATTCGGGTTACTGCTGGCATATTATTGTCCTCCTAGATACGCGGCTAAACTTTTACTTAATTCTGTCTCAGTTGCATTTCCTACCGGTAAAACGTATTCTACTTTGTCTAAAACAATTTCAAAAATTGGTGGATTAACTGTTAGATCTTCTTTTTCTAATTGCCATACAACTTGATATTTAAATTCTCTTATGTCTTGTGGATCCGATTTAAACCTATATAGTGCATTAATTGGGAACTCAACATCCGGCGGCCATCCAAAACCTTCGATTTCTGTTATAATGTCATCTACTTTATAAGACTCTCCCGGGCTATCAAATACTACAGGGGAGCTATCGCTTACAACTCTACTAGCGATTCGAATCGGAGACGGACTATTGTATTTTCTATTTGCTAAAACATCTTGAGATAAGACGAAGTTGGG